GTGCTAAATTGGTTCATTGGCGGCCAGATTTAAAAGTCTGGCGTCACCTACTCGAACCCATGATTTCATGGGGGAGATTGGTGGCAGGTGGTTTGACGCGTAGTAAGGTTATTCAGCTAGCAACTTTTGCAAAGTTTGTAGCCTCTATGGTACGGAAGCAAGGGAAGGTAGGACTAGTCCAATACCTGAAAACTGCGCACACTATGCTAATGCAGGGTGTGCCTGGGTCAGAATTGAAGGTGCACTCGAGAGCGATCTCGAGAGTGGCCGTGGCCAAGTGTGGAGATGGACTCCCAAGAGTAATCCCGCGCTATTCGCGTGGTTTTATTCGAAGAGGAGACAAATCTACAATTCGATTCTGGTTGACGCTATTGGGTATGTACAGAATTCTTCTGATAGACCCGAAGTACAAGTTGGGAACCATCACTCGACCTGGATTAGTTCTGCAAAGAACCTTTCTAGTAGAGTGGTGTACCTTTCTTAGAACAAGGTTTATTAGGGGATTGGAAATGCATACAGGGAATAAGTTATTGGATATTGGGACCGGTATCCTTGACCGACCCTCACCGTTTGCCATAATGAAGTCTTCGGCTGATCTCCCGAACGTTGATTGGGAAAGAAACGAAGTCGGTCCATCGACCTCCTTCGGATGCAGGTTCAACTCGGCGACGCGTTGGACTGAAGGACAATGGGGCTGGTCACTGTTTCGGTATCTCTCGGTAACACCGGGAGGCACTGGAACAACCCAGTCTCTTTGGACGCTGATGCTGGAAGTAGCGGAGTCCGCTAAAATAGCGCAAATTCGGACAGGGAGTGAAACCCTGAAAGAAGCCGCGAAGCGCGCTCTATCGGTAAAGGCTCGGCAAAACCGACGCCGTAACGATGAGTTCGCCAACGGTGCGCGAAATAACGGGCGACTATCTGTAAAGATAGAACCTGCTGGCAAAGCCAGAGTTTTCGCTATGGTGGATTACTGGACGCAAGTTGCATTGAAACCGTTGCACGGCTGGATCTTTTCCGTATTACGGGAGATACCTCAAGATGGTACTTTTGATCAACTGAAGCCGGTAAAACGGCTCCTGAAGATCACGAAACCTGATGAGAAGATCTGGTCCTTTGACCTGAGTGCAGCGACGGATAGAATACCCGTCCTTGTTCAGGGTCTGCTGTTGTGGCAGATCTTTGGAAGACAGTTTGCTTCAACTTGGCGAGCTCTCCTTTGCGGAAGAGATTACTACTTAGGCGCTAATCACGCCCGGGCAGCTGGTCTCGGAGGCAAAGGGGTGAACCTTCGGTATGCCGTAGGGCAGCCGATGGGAGCCTTTTCAAGTTGGGCTATGCTAGCTCTATCGCACCATGCTATGGTACAATATGCTGCTTACCGCGCAGGGGAAGCGAAGTGGTACGACCGATATGCGGTCCTGGGTGATGACGTCGTCATCGCCGGGGACCGAGTAGGTCTGGAGTATCGCAAATTATGCGAAAAGTTAGGAGTAGAGATTGGGATTGCGAAATCCCTCGCGGCTAGAGGTAAGACTCTAGAGTTCGCTAAAAAGTTCTTCTTCCAAGGAGAACAGGTTAGTGGGCTACCGATCAAGTATTGGGCAGCTGCCCAACACTCGTTAGGTGTCGCGCACGCCTTATCAGCGTGGTATCCAAACGGTACTTTAGCAAACTTTGTCCGATCTCTGGGCGTCGGTTTCAAGGGAGCTAGTAAAACAGACGCTGTGTGGGACGCTGTTCCACGCAGGCTGCGAGTTTTATTGGTGCTCTTGACTCAGCCGGTAACCGGCGGCCGCTTTGCGATGCCGACATGGGTTGATTGGCTCATGTCGCGTTCAGCGACTCAGAAGGTGCACAAAGATGTGCTGTCTGAGTTAACGGCTTTCAATCCTTGGGCCACTGGCCTGATGACTGAAGTCCTCGACCCTGCCCGAAACCGCATTGATGAAATGCAGTCGGACCTCTTCTTTAACGAGAGGGGGTCTTGGGACAAGGCGGGTCGGCTGGTCAATGCTGGAGCTAATAATGCTCTCGCGTCGGCGCAAAAGTCGATCGATCTTGCTGAGGCCTCAATGAAGCATCTGCAGCGATTAAACGTAAAGTTTAATCCGGTACAAGTGAGCGCCATCTTTTCACAGGTGGCAAACTCCTCCGAGAAAGTTGACTTAATCAGTCCTTCTGCTGCCCGTGCCTTGCGACGACCTAAGGACGTGCAAGTGGCTCCTATCTTGGATTTCTTCAAGATGTGGGTCAGACTGCGCGACCGGATGGGGATCGTAAGGAAAACCTGAGTAACCTCGAGGTAGCACCTTGGGGTGAGGGGGGGCACTGGCTATCATAATAACCTGAATCAAGTGAGCGGAGGGGCTAACCACCCACTTACTCATGAGCGTCAAACTACCGCAAGAACGTTGGCCCGACTTAGGTCGGTTCCAATCGACTGCAAAATAGTTGAGTGCACTCTAAGCACCAAAGTTTCTGGTAAAAGCTCGAAAGAGCGGGGACCAGATCCTAG